ATGCTTATTTATTTCTTTTGTAATTTGTATAGTAGTGTATGTATTTTTCTGTTTTGCCATAAGTAATCCATTTCTATAGACATCTATAAGTATGGGGTTACACAGCTAAAAGTTCATTTATATTACTCCGTATCGTTGGTTGTGTCGTGCACATGTAATAATATAATCGCATAGTGAATGATTTTCAAGATGTCTGCTCGATTATATCCATTCTTCTTTCCATATCGTTGGGCGTATTTGATAATATTTCCTACACAAAATCCTTCTCCGTGTCCTGCATCAATCAAAAACTCGGTAGTCTGAATTTTGTTTTGAGAATAATGTTGCGTGTACGTCTTATCAACATATGCTTTAATTTCTTGTAATGCTGTATCTTCGTTATACTTGTATTCCATCCCAGTTATACTCCATGCACCTCTTTAATGTAATCCCACACAATAATATTCATTGCCGCACTGACATTGAAACTCCGAAGCACCCCACGTTGGGGAATACTCACGGCATCAAATTGTTTACAAATCACTTCGGGAATACCATGTGATTCGCTTCCGAATAGAAACAGTGGGTTCTGAACAGTCTGCCATGTGGTTTGGCTCAATCCCACTGACCTGCCCCCGTGTTCACATAATACAATATGATAATTTTTCATCATTTGTAGCGCACACAGCGTATCACACATGTCCTCATCAGCCGTTAGCGTGTCATCAAACGGATATTGAACAATGTTCATGTACTTCTCTGCACCTACTGTTGACCGCTTATCAAACTTCTTGCGCCCAAAAATATAGAAGTTTTCTGCGCCCATCAAAGAGGCAGACCGAATCATCATACCAATATTCAAATCCCCTGTAATATTAATACATCCCACCGAGAATGGCAAGCGGTCAGACTTACAAATTTCTACATTTTCTTCAATTGTATTCTCCTTGTATTCATCACGGACATTGAACATTTTACTGTTGGTATCTGCGATAATCGTGGAGTAATTAATCATTGGATTGTAGTTCATGCACGAGCCTTTTTAATCTTGTAGAAGGATTGGTCGCAGTAATGTGTCTTATCACTATACACACAAAACTTACAATTATCTTTACTCGGTGATGCTTTAATCAAATCCGCACGATACTTCCCTTCTCCATCAAAGCATTCATTTAAGAATTGCTCAATATGCCCCCACGCTCTATTGACTGATGGCTTTCCATTCGACGGCTCAAACGAACTAATCCGTGGAATAGTATATGGCGTATCTTCACTAATAGTACGCTTTAAGATAATAAACTCGGTAGTAATATCTTCCAACGGCACATTGAACTTTTCTGCGATAAACTTCTTATACAGTAGGATTTGATTCAACTTCACATGGTCTGCCTTTTGATACTTGGTCCATCCTGACCGAGAAGTTTTTAAGTCATAGATAGTAATCTTCCCTGTCGTTTCATTCTTGGTGAGAATATCAATAAAGCCCACAAAGGTAACCCCGTTCCTAACTTCTGTTTCAATCGGGTATTCAATTCCTGCCAATACGGTATCCTTAGTAGGGAAAATCTTATGCCGATGCGTCTGCATATAGGACAGGATTTCACAGCCTTGATTATAAAAATCGGTCAAGGTTTTCTTATCACAGAGAAACACCTTATTGCCCTTGGTATCGGTAGTCGTGTTTTTCTGAAACAGGCTAATAAAGTTGGTCTTCAACGGTTCTGACAAGTCAATACTCTTGGCAAGATTATCCTTTCCTGCATACAGATATTGTTCCAACCAGTCTTGAATTACCTCGTGCATAGCTGTGCCAAACACCGTATGGATCGATGCATCATCAAAACGCACGTTGTCCACATATTTGAGTTTCCACGCAAGAGGGCAATTCGCCCATATGGAATACTGCGAATAGGAAATCTTATTCATTTGAAAGACTCCAAGATTTTTGTAAAGGTTTTTTGTTCTTTCGTATCGTAGCTATCAATCGGCATTGTATTATTCATATGACTCAATATTACCCGTACGACTTCCTGTGTCATATCCTTATCATTCACCCGCCATTGCATTGGACCCGAACCTTCCAATTCAATCAAGATAGACATCTTGCCTGTGAACTTCAGTTCCAATCCGTTTTCTTTCGGGGCTTCTTTCTTTTTACGAGGCATCGTCATCTCCCATGTCAATGGCTTCTCTATTATCGGCGTGGTCATTACACAAGGTTCTAAAGTATCCACCTTTCCGAAGCTTTCCTGCGAGTCCACATTCCTCGCACAGGGTAAAGCTCTCGCGCTCTGCTGTACGAATGGCGTTGTCAAGTTGGTCGTTCATATACTCCGAATAGATACGCAACCCGCCCCACTTTTCTTTTACTTGGACAATTTTTACTTGTCCTTTAATAGTGGCGAGTGTATCAAATACCCTATGAATTAACGATGCCCATCCAGCACCTACGCTCTCTAGCGCATCTTCTCTGGTATATCCCTTGTAATTGACCATTCCGTACTTCATAAAAATCCTCACAATTAGAGATACTTAAATATACTACAAAGCCCACCTAGAGTCAAGTGGGCTATATAGTTACGTCTAATTTTGAACCTATTGGGAAACTATCGTATAATTCCTGCTCTAATAATAATATATTATTATCTAATACATCTAAATTTGGGGGATTCTCAACACATTCGTATATTACAAAATCCCCTTTACCCACACTTATATGAAAAGTATTATTTTCTTGTAGTATCGCATACCAACACCCACTATCAGTCTTTCCTGTTTTCTTTGCTCGGTGCATCTGTTAGTTCCTCCACAACATCTTCGGGTAATAACGTTCGTTTTTCCCACCACTTTAATTTTTTTCCAAATACCCGTTCGTGGTTAGTATCATACACTTCCTTACTAACAACCATTGGTCGTGGGGCATCACCCTTACCATTGTCATTCATAACTTTGCCTTTTTAAGTTCTTTATCAGTGATACCATATAATTGGCATAACTGACGAAGTGCAGGTTTGTTGTGGGTATAATAAATTTCTAAATAGGTTTCTGCCTCTGCAATAGAAATATGATACTGCCGAACCACAATATCAATTACCCACTCTTCGTACTTTACCTCTTTGGTTTTCTTGATATACTTGTTAAATTGTCGCTTCCGAGGCAAGGCTTGACTATAGAACTTATAGTGTACATCATTTGGAAGATTGTATTTCTGCAATTCATTCACAATCGGTAACTGATGTGGGTTCATACTTAAGAACCGGTTGACCATATAATTGCTATACGACTTCTTATCCGCATCGGTAATATCTTCGAAGTAATCAATTTTCTGATTTTCGTAGATAGCATTTATATGGTCAAATAGACCCTTCACCTTCGGTTGGTCTTGTGTCTCCTGTTTCTTTGGCGGCATTAATAATCTCGTGTTGAATTTCTTCTATTACTGCAGTCAAATTATGGGCAGTAATATACGGGCTGTAATCAATATAGTTGGTTCTTGCAAATTTTGCAACATCCTCTAATACTAATTCTATCCCCAATTGTTGATTTAAGGATTCCAGATACTCGGTCGGTGACTTTTGAATCAATTCATGGTCTACAATACTTACGGGTAAATTTGATTGCAGTAAGTAGGGCTTTATACAATCTGTGTACAGCATCGAAGTTTTTACAATATACTGTAATTCTCCTCGGTTTACAGGAAGAGTTTCAGGGGTCTGTAATTGCATATTGAGGTATGCTGCAATCTCAGCATTCTCACTTAACCCCGTACGTTGTGCATGTGATAATAATAACCAACTGCTCGCATGGGCGGCGACATTTGCTCGCTCAACTAATATAATGCGGTCAAAGACCTGCCACGGAAATGTTGTATAATCAAAATGGTCTGCGTTAGTCAAGAATGTAGTGCTAGTAATTTTCACCGAGTAATCATCATTCTCCCGAAGCATTGCCAATTTTTCTTCTGTCGTGCCCTCAATTGGACCCGAACTAAACAATTCAGAATAATCTGTTAAATTATACTTGTAGGCAAATAAACTGCTTATCATGCTTGCCCCAGTACGAGCATTGGATACTATTCCTATCTTCATATCAATTGCCTCACTTAATATCTTTTACGGTATCACATAGTTTATACTTCAACGCTTCCTGCGGAGACAGCCACACATCCTGCGGAGGGAGCAACCGCTCACGGATAAAGCTATCCTTCAAGCCCGTGCACTTCTTATAATGATTAATCATACGCGCCGTAGTTAATTCAAACTCACGCATCGTTGCCATCAATTCATGTTCCTTGCCAACCTGCCCCCATGACCACTGGTGCGACAAAATACTCGTATTGGGCGTAATGCTACGATGCCCCTTCTGTCCTGAAATAAAGGTTAACAATCCTGCGCTGGCAATAACGCCCAATCCAACGGTATGTACAGGAATGGAACTCCCTCGCATCACATCAATAATAGAAAACGCAGCAGATAAATCACCACCATAACTAGTAATCATTAATGTAAGATGTGGAACCTTCTTCGTCTTTTGTAAGTTGGCATCCATAATCCATGTAACTACATCTTTGGCAACATTCATCGTAAATTCATCGCACAGGTAATAAATCCCCGTTTCCCGAATACTTGTATGCTGTCCCAATGATGGAGCTAATGGCGTAGGTGTGGCGTTGGTCCGTATCATAAATTACTTCTCTAGAATTAGAGAAGGCTTACTGGCTTCTACGGGCTTGTCTTCACTCTCGGCTGCACCCTTTGGGAGCACTGGAAGAAACGCCTTGTTTACATGCCCACACGCATTACACGCAAAGGTAGGAATAGGCACCACGGCGTCCTTACCAGTAGGCGACATTAAGGCAGATACCTTCTTCATCAACATTACTTGCTCGAAGGTATAATTCCCACAGCGTTCACACACGACATCTTCTGCCTTGCTAATATCGACATTCATTTGCGGCTGTGGTGGCGGTCCACCAAATCGGTTATTTTTTGACATATGTCTTATCCATTTAAAATGTTATACAACGTGGCTACGAAATTTATTTCTTGGTCAACGACAAACGCTGACCGATACTGCCCTTCTGCGATTGCCAAGATAGTTTGTGGTATTTTGGTCGGTGCATAATCGGATACCTTATCAAACAATAACCGATACAATTCTGTGTAATCCTTTACATTACTATCTGTTACTACCTGTCGGATTTCATTAATCTTATCCTTTAACGGAAGATTGCCCATCAAGGCATCCAATACCTTTAACTTATAATCTTGGGCAATAATCTCATCAACATTTAATTCCAGTTTTTGGTTTCTCGTCTGTAACTGCGCAATATTAAGAATGCGACGGATATCTGGGTAATACGAAGAAACCAAGGTTGCGATAATAGGTTTATCAAATTGCACTCCTTCTTTTTCTAAAATTTGCATTAAGTGCACCGCTACTTCTTTCTTCGACGGTGGTGTTAATTTAAACCCTTGCGACCGACTAATCAAGGGGGGAATCATACGTTCCACATAGTTGCAGGTCAAAATAAATCTGGTAGATTTACTATACGCTTCCATTAGATGACGCAAGGCAGCTTGGGCATCGGGCGTTAGATAATCAGCCTCGTCCAATACAATAATCTTAAGTGGCGCAAATCCTGCGGTCACGGCGAAATTGCGAATCTTATCACGAATGACATCAATCCCACGCTCATCCGAGGCGTTAATAAACAGATAATCACAATCAATATTCTTTACCAAAATCTTTGCCGCTGTGGTCTTGCCTGTTCCTGCTGTACCGTGGAACAGCAAGTGGGGAATATCGTTTGTATCAATAAAATCTTTAAGCTTTGCCTTTAACCCATCGCTCCCGATATAATGCTCCATCGTATCGGGTCTATATTTTTCCGTCCAGAGTGTATGTTCCATTATTTTTTCCATACCCAAATAGGTTCACAAAAGGTCTTATCAAGAGAATTTGTTACTCGTGACATTGCATCCGCTGTCCATTCATTTGGCGCACTGCCGTGCGACACGGTTCCTGCTCCCGCACTATTCGGACGCTTTGCCATTTCCATGCCAATTGCACCAAGATAGGTCATCCCCAATGATTTGAGATAATCATTCATCGGGTTGGTGATTTCTAACCACCGCTTCTTTCCGCCACCAGACGTAGAGAATACATCCGCAATATTGATAGCAATAATACCACCCTTCTGCACCGCAGGATAAATATTCTTCAAGACGGTATGTAGGAATTTCTCACTCCATAATTCTACTGACTTATACCGCTTAAAGCTTTGAGTCGTATCACTACTATAATGTTCTACATTAAAGTATGGTGGCGAAGTGAACACTGTATCAAAATACTCTGGGTACGGGGAAAAGTCAAATTCCTCAGCGGGAATCATATGAAAATCACTACGCTTTTCGTTCTCAAAGAAACTCGTATGCTTCTTGTAAAACTCGGTTTGCTGATGGTATAACGGATGATTATCAGCCTTGGGGTCTATCCCGACATAATGCTCGGTGGTATTTCCTGCATAGAACCCTGCAAGGCGGTCACCCCATCCCATAGAAAAGTCTAACACTTTTTTAGAGCCAAGCATATCATACCACGCCTTCGCCACATTTGGACGGAATTGCGAGCAGGTATATTTCCGTAAGTGTAAGCATGACCGCAAGGTCGGCTTATCAATCTTGGGCACCTTCATTGTATATAATGCCCCCATCAAACTGGTCATAATACTTTTCGTAATCCATGTCTTATACGGACCCGGAGACCGAATGGAATTCGCCTTCCACCGATTTTCCTGCTGGAAGAAGTTGGATGCTGAACTCCCCGCATTACTCTTAGAAAAGAATACTGGGGTGCCGTTATATACTAACGGATACGTGGATGTGTTGGACCGTGAAAACCATTCAGTCTCTACGGTTCGGTCCCCCCATCGCACAGCTTTTAATTCCATATAATTCTTATAGGCATCCTGTTCTGTAAGTTCATTATACGGAATGGGGTAGGACATACACACCTCTGCCATGCTTTCTTTGACATCATCCACAGAAAATGTGTTTTTAATATATGCCCATTCTTCCGCATCTATTGCTAGATACGGCGTCATATTTAAGAATTTGTCAAAATACGGTTGATACATTAAGTCGTTATCTGAACAAGGTAATATGTGGAACTGA